TTGAGCGCCGGTTACTGGATCTGCAAGCGCAACCCTGGCGATTCGATCGAGATGGAACACCTCGGCTACGTCAACACGGTAAAGCTGGTGCGAGTGATCGACGGCAAGCATGCGTGGCTTGCGATCAACGGCGAAACACACGGACCGCTGGCTGCTGGTGCTGAGATCGTCATGGGTGGGAAGACAGCAATCCTGTTGGTGATCGTGCGGTTTAAGGGACAGGAAGTTACGATAGGCGTCAATGCTTCAAAGGAAGTGAAACTGAGAGCGATAGAATGAGCGAAAAAAATTATCTGTTACCAGCGATTTTGATTGGGAGCGACCCAGCGTCACAAATTCACGCAGACGCTAGGATTTCTGTTGGGTTTGGCGATGCGAAGCTAACCAAGAACGGAGAGATTGTGTGGCAGGAACCGTTCGATGGATTGCATTCATACGACGACTGCATGAGCGTTGCCGAGGCAGAGGAACTTGCCAAAGCGGATCCCGACCACGACTGGAGGATTGTGATCTATGGTCCTCTACGCGGCATGACGTATCAGCGACACGGCGACATGCAATGGATGCTGGTCGAGAAAAACGACGGATTTGCGTAAGGACAGCCAAATGAGCGAATGGAAGCGAGTTTCACGGCGGGAGCCATGTCCAGTGTGCGGCAAGCCTGACTACTGCACCAGGACCGTAGACGGCTCTGCTGTGCGGTGTATGCGGGTCGATTCGGACAAGCCAAGCGCGGCGAAAGACGGGACCATGGGGTGGATCCATGTGCTGTCCAACCCGCTGCCGCCAGTCTCACCGACGAAGACCGTCCTGAAGAAGCCTGACTGGACAAGGGAGTGCCGAGCGATGTTCGACCATGAGAAGGCGCACGACAAGCGTTGCGCCATTGCTGACACGTTGGCAGTATCCGTCGAGTCGCTTGAATTGATGCGAGTTGGCATTGGATGGGACGAATGGAACGGCGCAGAGTTCTCAAGTTGGCCGAGTCGCGACCACAACGGACGTTGTATCGGTTACGTTCGCAGGTACGTCGATGGTGCCAAGCGTACCAACGAGGGAGGTTCCACTGGCGTATTCTATACCTCGGAGTGGTTCAGCCGTCCTGGTCCGCTTTGGGTCGTTGAGGGGGGATCGGACGTTGCGGCTTGCGAGTCGGCAGGACTTTGCGCAATTGGTCGAGCATCGAACACCCACGGTGGCGAGTACGTTCGAAGGATGGTCAAGCAATGCTGTCCAGACAAGCGAGTGATCGTAGTTGGTGAGCGTGACGAAGTGCCTGAGAAACGAGGGCGCGTGCCGAGCTGTACGTTGAACTGCCGAGGGTGCGCGTTCTGCTGGCCTGGACTGTTCGGCGCGAAGAAGGTGGCTTCGGAACTCAACACCCGATGGGTGATGGTCCCGAAGCCGCACAAGGATATGAGGGAGTTGCTAACCGCAGGTGGTCTGTGGTTGGATTTGGTTGAACTGTTTTAATTGGAGATTTGACGATGGATACAACAAATGAGTGCGAAGCATGGCAGCAAGCTTTCGAGCAAGCTTCAAAAGAGAGAGGGATTGCTGCCGCAAAAGACTTGCGGGATCGAATTGCAATTGGCGCAATGCAAAGCTTGATCAAAGCATATATTGTGTTTGATGGCTCTGGGTGCAAAAAGCAAGAATCAAAAGAGCGCAATTTCTCTAGTTTGGCAGCAGACGCAATGGCGATGGGATGGGGTTCAGATAGCGACTTGAAAAGCTTGTCAATTGCAGGTCGCTTAGCATGGGACGCTTACGCCATTGCCGATGCTATGCTGATAGAGCGAGACAAGGACAGGGATGAAGAAAGTATCAGTATCAAGCAGGAAACAGGGGGAGATGGTGATGCGAAAGCAACCAAAGAAACAGCGGGTTCCTAGAACCCGAGCCGACAACACCATGACCGAGGCGGGGTTCTGGTCCTTTATCCGATCGAACCTGCGGCTGATGTCTCGCAAGTGGCGTCCGTTACAACGTGCGATGGAAGCCTCGCGGCGTCCGAGTCAGAGCGACAACAAGCGACTGAAATACGAGCACCAATGCAGCCAATGCTTGCAGTGGTTCCCGCAGAAGCAAGTCGCGGTCGACCATGTGATTCCAGTAGGGAGGTTGCTGGCGTATAGTGATCTCCCAGGATTTGTAGAGCGTCTGCTATGTGAAGCAGACGGATTTGTGGTGCTGTGCGAGCATTGCCACAATGTAAAAACTCACGGCTCGCAAAAGGAAGTGACTTAGTATGCCTTACCAACAACGCGACAACAGCGGAACCCTTTTCGTCAACGACAGGAAAACCGATAAAAATTCGAAACTTCCAGATCGTAAAGGGGATGCGATAATCAACGGTCAGGAGATGTGGATATCGGGCTGGCTCAAGGACGGAAAGAACGGCACGCAGTTTCTCAGTCTGTCTTTCACTCCGAAGGAAGCAGGCGGCAGCAATGCCCAATCTAGCAAGCCAGACTCTCCGTCGACTGGTGGAGCACCTTTCTAGCCATGAAACGCATGAGCGACAAGACACGAGCACGATTCATGGAGGCTAAGCCTGTTCGAGACAGCCTCCGTGAGTCGGTCGGGTGCTGCGAGGTGTGCGATCGTCCGTTCTTGAACGATTGGACTATGCCATTCGATGTCCATGAAATATCCAGAGGCGTGCATCGGCAAAAGTCGCTCGATAAGCTCTTTGCGTTGCTCGTCGTCTGCCGAACTTGCCATGACTCACTTGGCGATGCGGGACAGTGGCCGGAAGCAAGACAGCTTGCATTGCTCGCCGAGCGTCGGTTGCACGACTGGGATCTCGCTGCCTACTTGGAGTTGACTTCACCGAGAGCACCTCGGAGAATCGAAATAGAGGAGGTTGTTGCATTTATGAAAAGCGAAATGCTTAAAGTCGATGAAGTGGCGGACAAGATGCGGGTGAACCGTCGCACAGTTCAGACATGGATCGACAGCGGAGAATTGGCTGCGGTGGACGTTCGACCCGACAAGGCGCAACGTGCTATGTGGCGAGTGCAGCCGATCGACCTATTACGGTTTGCGCAGGCTCGAAAGTCTTCGGAGCGATAGACCAACGAAAAAACGCTGGCACCCCATGAGCGAGTGTCAGCGTTGCGTGGTGGTGGATGGTATTAAGATGGCGATCGTATCGAATTGACAAACTCTAGCACTCTTTTAGCATCTTCGACCGATTTGATTTCTCCAGTGTGATAATTGTGTCCGATGTGCTTTCCGATCATTTTGTAGATTGCGCTTCGACTGATCCTGCCACTCTTCCATAGCGGATCCATAATCCTGTGGATTTCCTTGCGATACAATTTAATCTCGAATGTTGGTATGTTGCCAAGCGGTCTTGTCCTTTGTGCCGACTTGTGGTGGCAGCCAACAAAATTCCCGCATTGATCGCACTTCCAGAACGGCAGGGGGTAAAGATCCGTTCGGTGCGGGTAAACCTCTTTTCCGTCAGTCAGCCTAGCTTGGGTATCGCAGTGGCAACCGCAGCAATAAATCGTTTTTGTTTCCGTCGTGCTCATTCGTGCATCTCCAGTCCAATGATCTCGCCGTCCCCGCCGTCAAACACCAGTGCGGCGTATGAAGAGTCGGGGTAGTCCTCTTTGAGCCGCTGCTGTGCGAACGCACAAAACGCTTCCCACACTTCGTCTGCCGAATTACCTTTGTCGCGAATGATCGCCTCGACGAACCACTCTCGCGGCGTTGGTTTAGTTCCCTGAGTCACTGCGTCACCTCAAAGCCTTTTTCAGTGGCCGTGATTGTCTGGCCGTTGGGGAGCTTGTAGGCGTAGCCCTTGACCAGTTCACCGTTGCAAATCGCCTCAAAATCGGACATGCTTATCGCCTCGACAGGCTCAACCGGCTCTAGGTAGTCTTCGCGAAACTTCCGGCTGTCGATGCCGTAAACACCGTAAAAAATCTCGGGAGGGTTAGCGAATTCCTCGATGTACTTGACTGTCTGTAGCGTGCCAACATGTCGAGCCATTTCGCTGTCCCAGTGCTTCGCGTCGGTCGCCTTCGGCCCAACCACCTTGACGGTCTGCCCAACGGCAAACTCAGGCTCCACCTCGATGCGGCGGCGATACCAAACCTTTTCGGGTTGTGGCATTCCAGCTTTCGCGTTAGTTGAACGTCGCCACGTTGTGGTTAATCGATCAAAATACTCATCCCCTAGCTTTAGCTCCTCATCCGGAAACTTCTCTAGCAACCTGAACCCCAGCCCCGGATCTGGCTTGTTCGCGTACCAGGAGGGCTCGCGGTAGACTTGGCAGTGATTCCAGGGTAGCCCGCTGCTGCTTGTCCACACGCCCGCGCACCATCCGGCCAAACTACATCCGTTTTCGACCCATTTGACGCTTTCCGAGTCCCGAAACCTAGCCTCGACCGTCTCCCCTGCCATCACCCGCGAAACATCGTCAGCCGTTGCGTTTTCCCAAAATGCCTCAATGTGTTTAGTTGTCATCCCATTCATCCTTTCCAGCCATCGCTGGGAAAATAACATGGTAGCAAAGTACCGATAAACCATAGGAGCCTGCAACGTACAGGACTCCCAAAACAATCCAGTCAACGATATCCACGATTGCCTCCAATCAACAATAGTAGGGTTTGCGTGCTGGCGAGTGTTCAGCCGGCCACGCTTCGAGCCACACAGCGTAATGACCATCGGACGCCACGCTATGGGGACTGCGACGGGTCTTGTTCTATTCGTCGCACCATGCTTGCAACGCTTCGTAAGCCGCCTTGGCATCGTCAATCGACTCGCATAAGCCGTGCTTTGTTGGCTCGGTGTTCCAATCGCCATCGGCAGGTGTGTAGGTATCGTACCACCATCCACCCTCCTCTGAACCGCCGTAGGCGCGGTCGTACAAATAGAGGTTGGCATAGAGCAACGGGGTCGTGTCGACCAACTCCCAGTCGCCTTGATCGTCGTCTCCCTCGGGTTCGAGGGTTTCGATCCTGCCGTCCTGCCATCGGATTTTCACCGACTCGACGCGCTCGTGATTGTCGCATTCCTGGCTGTCGATTCCAATGACGATGCCCGATGGTGATCCCGGCACAGCCGAGTATTCGTAAGTCTCGTTGCGCCGTCCGATCTGCACTGTACTACCTATCCGCATGATTAAATCTCCTTGATTCCTCAATCTCAAAACTGATCGCTGGCTTCCCGTCGATCTTGGTAAACGTCACTTTCGTCCGATAGCCTGCGCAACCGCTGCACAGGCACAAAACTAGCAAAATCCATCTTGCCATATCAATAGTCTCCTGGTCCTAGTTGTTTCATCATGCCTTCAATCCATTGCCGCCGGTTCCCAGGCAAGCTGCGTGACTTGGGGGTTCGCAACTTGGCTCGCCTGCATTCCTTGCATTGCGTGTCCAGTCCGTCCTTGGTTCGCGTGTAGCGTCCAAACTCGGCAAGCGGCTTCTCCTGCTTACACTTCGTGCATGTTTTCATTGGTCGAGCGTCTCCGCTATCCCATTAACAACAGCTACAACCGCTTCATGTAAACCCGCTTCTTTGTCCACCAACGGCAAGATGGACTCAGGCCAAACGTGGTTGCTGCGGTCCGCCGTTGCTTGGCGGTACAGTTCCCTGATGAGCCGTTGATGCAGCTCGCCATAGACTTCCGCGACAATGCTATCCAGTCGCTTCTTGGTGAACCGTGGTGATGGTTCGATGCACAGCGACGGATCTCCTTTGCCGTCGATGACCTGCGATGTCGTGCCATCGTCAGCTAGTCGGTCGAACCGGACGGAAATCTGATATCCTCGGGGGTAGTGCTTGCCGTTAATCAGGCTGGTCCCTCCTTTCGTGTAATCAACAACCAAGTGCAGCCGTGGCGTGAGCCTTGTGCCGCGCTCAATGAACGAGGGAGCCGTGACGGTCTTAATCGTTACGGATGTCATGGTGTGTGCAATCTCCTTTGCAATGGTGCTATCCTGCCTCTGACTGCCAGGGGCGCGGACAGTCGGGGATTGGGCGAATCCCCTCGTGTTCGCGTCGCCGACATGGTGTCTAGTTCAAGTCGACCTGTCGCAGGTCAATCATCGTTGGAATCAAATCCCCTTCCGTCCCTAGTCGCTGGCAATCTCCATTGGAATCAACGCTAAACTTTCCTGATTGGGATGTGATCGTAATGTCTGGGACGCAATTGCAAGCACCATTGTTGAGCATGTTGCAACCAGGGTCGTGCTGTACGCAGCAATCGCTTACGCCAGCACTAAAAAAATCAGGGTGCTTTTTCTTAGCTGAAATAATTCGGTCCATGTAGGGATCAATAGTCACAAGGACAGGAGGATCGTTCTTGTTTGAGTGCATGCCAATGGAATCCGCGATAGCTTTTTTTGCCATCTCTCTTTGGGATTCAGGAGCATTGTCAAGTGTCATTTCTCCGCGATTAGCCATGAGGTAATCCCAGCAATCTTGGAATCGCCCTTCGTGGTACATATCGTAGTATTTTTTGTGTTTTGCACTTCCGTAAATTGTTACGTTTACGAGCGCAAGTTCCGTCGGCGTTAACTCTCGCATGATAATTTGCAGATATTCAGCTTTCGTTCTTATCGACTGCGGTCTTTCCATTTTCATCATCTCCAAAAAAAGTGTGAGTAAACCGGAGCCCATCCCGGCAGGGGGCAAATTCGGCGGCGGGGTCGAACCCGCGATGCTGGCGCATCCGCTCAGTTGCGCGCCGAATCGGCTAGCCGCGCGAAAGTTCAAAACACGCTCTAGCCGTGCGGTCGATGTGGCTCGTACCGCGCACCATGTTTCTTGAGTTTACGCAATCTGCAATTCTTCGTTGGTGTATGGCTCGCCGCCATCAGCAAAGCCATCACTTGGAATTGCGTCAGGCTTCGCCATGATGCCTTCAGGCCACTGGTATGCCGATCGGTTCGCTTTTGCATTTGCGTACAAAGCATTGATTGTCGCATTGTGCTTGCCGCATCGGACATCATTGGCGATCCTTTTAAGCGTCTTTTGCGAGAATCGTGCAGCCTGTTCAACTATTGCTGTCGGGTTGCCTCTGCCGTCAATGATGATCGATACCCATCCTTCGTTGGATGATCGATCATGCCGCACAGCAATCTCATACCCTCGCGAGTATCGATTGCCAGTGAAGTAGCACATTCCTCCAGTCGTGTAACTGACTATCAAGTGCAATCGAGGGGTAAGCATCCTCCCGCAATCCTCAAATGGTTGAGCGGTGACGGTGTTGATCGTGATAAATCGTTCTGACATTGCAAAATCTCCTTGTGTTGTTGTGTTCCTGCGACGTTGCAGGCACTCAGGGACTCGGGCGGTCCCCTCGTGCGCGAAACGTGGCTAGCGAGTGATGTAGGCGTTCAAACCGATGGTGATCGGTTTCCCGTTTACGGTCGCCTCAGTCGTCTTGTTGCCGCTGCTGGTCGCCACAACCAGCGTTTTACCGCTTGCCGATGGTCGTGGCTCTTGCATTGCGATGCGGATAACCAACTCGTTGTTCTCAATCGTGACTTTCATCGTACTATCTCCAAACATAGGGTGAAACATTCCTGCGACGTTGCAGGCGATTGTCCATCGGGGCGTTCGATGGACTCACGCGCGAAACGTCTTAGCTTGCCGCCAAACACGTTGCCGACTGCGGGAAACATGCCGTGAACGTGCCTGTTCTGTACGTCATGCCAGAATTTGGGAATGCGGTTGACCTATACCACCCTCGACCACGATATTCGAAAACGTGAGGACTGTTCGGAAAACAAAATAAATCGCCTTTTTTCAGGTCGCATACGAGGTGATTCGCCTTATAGAGCATTATCGCTCCCCGTCGTGCTCCGATCTCTCTTTGCATTTGTTGGTTCATCGTAAAAATCTCCTTGTAGTTGGTTGTCCTGAAATGTCCTAGTTCGCCTTGACCCATGCGGCAACGTTGCCGTAATACTCGGGATTGGCTAACACTTGCGATCTTGCTTGTTGCTGCTGTTTCTCGGTGAAGAATTGCGGGAACGCCACAACGACAACCGCAGCATCGCAATCTTCTTCGTAGTTGGACCCTCCCGCGAACGTTGCGAACTTAAATTTCGCCTGAAGCTCCTTGTGTCGTGCAGCACTGAGGACAATTCCTCCGTGTCCTGCCGTCGAATGCAGCACGATACCCGGCGCAAACTCGTGACTGTGTTGGGATACTCCCCAGGTGGTATGAACGATTTTCAGTGTTCGTAGCATGTTAGAAATCTCCAAAGTTAGCAGTGAAAAGCGGAGCCTACCCGCGAAAAGGCTTGTTCGGTCGTGTTATGCGTCTTCGAATTGAAAACGCATCTGTGTGTTTTTCTCGTGCAGGTATTGCTGGTACGCGATACGGTCACGATCAGAGAAGCTAGCGTCGTCTGCATCGCAGAGATGCCGCAAGTCGGCGAGTGCCTCCGATATGATCGTATCAAGAGACTCGTCGTCTCCGTACAGGTCTCGCAGTGCGTTGCGTAGCCTCTTGGTTTTGCGTTCAAGTGCGGTCATGTTTCGATCTCCTTGGTTAAAACTTGAGAAAAGCGATGTTTCGATCAGTGTTAAAACATGCCTTGCACAATGCGCAGTTGGTTCTGCGCTCTTGTGGGATGCCTTTGCGTTTCTGTGCATCGACGGGACAAACAAACTCGTCGGGTTGCTTGTCTGTCAGTTCGTCAATTACTCGGGCGGTCCTCCATCCGTTCGCGTTGTGTGCCGCCTTTTGCTCAGCCGTGTCGCATGATGCCAACAGGTGGAAATTGCTTGGCAGGCTTGCGGGGGTGATGCCAGCTCGGTCGAATCGATCAATCGCATGGGTGTAGCCCCATCCGGTGAGCCATGGGCATCTGCGATGCAATTCCAGGACGCCAGCCACTAAGGCGCGGTCAAGGATCTTGCGACCGTTGGCGATGGTCCGCAGCCAATCGCCCGAAACGAGGTGCCTTACCAGGGTGTTTCCCGCAAGCCGCATCAAGTCATGGTCGTCATGTGCGGATCGAGCTTGCTGGATTGCGACGTGTCCTCGCTTGGCATAGCAGCCATTTTCAAGTAGCGGACAGGTGTTCGGGCAGGTAATGCCGACTGGACGGTATGTCGTGCCGACGCCTGGACCAAGCTTGGCGTTCGCGCCGTTCGGTGTAACTTTGAGCACTGTGCAAATCTCCAATTGCGTTGTGTGGGAAAAAAGCCGAATGTCGCATCGGCCAACCGCGCCAGCACTGTGAGACGTTCCGCCTGGGTGCTGGACCAAGCGGGAGATGCGATTAGAAGCAACCGTGCTCCGCCATCGAACAAACGGTGTCGCCTACGATCAGGTGATCGAGGATGCGAATACCGACGATTGCAGCCACTTCTTTGAGACGGCGCGTTACATCCCTATCTACGGGGCTTGGTGTAGGGTCGCCAGAGGGGTGGTTATGAGCCAAAAACATGGCAGAGGCACAATCGACGATTGCAGCTCGAAAGACCTCTCGGGGATGCACTAGGCTTGCATCGAGGGTGCCGCGAGTGATCCGGACGATGCGGATGGGTCTGTGTTTGGTGTCGAGGGTGACAATCACGAACTCTTCTTGGTCGCATTTGTCCGCAAAGTACGGTATTAGGTGTTTTCTCGCAAATTCTTTGGCATCGTCGACGCCTCCGACAGGTGCCGAGCGAATACCGCCGTAGTGTTCCTCGGTCTCGCCGATCTTCTGGAAGCGGGTTTCAAATACTGCCTTCATAGCAGAGTCTCCATTGTTGTGCAGGGTCTCACGCCTGCCGTGATCCGGTTGACACTGTGTCAACTTGGGGACGAGGGGCGAACCCCTCCGCACTCGGCCTAACCCCACCGAGCCTAGCGAATCGCAAAACACAGTTCGATGTACTCCTTTTGCTCTTGCTCGCTTAGTTCTTCGCCGTTTCTCAGTACGGTGTAAGTTAAATAGCTGCTTCCTCCGTGGGATCGCTTGATTCCTCGCAGATGCTTAATCTGCGCCTTTACCGCCGTTTCGATGGTGCGGTGGTTGCTGATTGCGCGTTGGTTGAAGGTGTCTTGAAGGGTGTAAGTTGGCACGGTCTTTTCTCCGCTGTAAGGTGTGATTGTCCTGCGAACAGTGCAGGCAGTCGGGGACTCGGGCAGTCCCCTCGTGCGCGTACTGGCAGCGGATTATCGAGCACGGATCGCGGCGAAATCGATCTTTTGCCCCGTACCCTCACAGGCTGGACAGTTGTCCCGAGCCACGCCAGGACGGCAGCCGCAAGCCTCGCCGGTCTTTGGCTGGTACTCAGGCTTGCTGGGAGTCTTTACGATGGAGTCCGCAAAGCAGAAAACATAACCGTGATCCACGCCTCCCCATCGCATTTCGGACAAGTCCCATTCGAGCTTGTGTTTTGCCACCAAAGCTTGGACCGCAGCAAAATGGGCGCGTTCGTTGGATAGATCGTGTGGATACGGGATCGTCACGGACTGCTTGTTCGAGGTCCAAGCCTTGATTCTCGTGCCTTTGGTCTCGCTTCCTGGTACTACTTTTGTTTGTATCGCAATCATCGTCAAAATCTCCGAAAAAGTGCGCCGTCTCACTGGCGCGGTGTTGTGTGGGTGGCAACGTGCCTACCCGATATGATCCTATCGACCTGTACGCTGTTTGTCAAATAGGGTTTCACCCTAAATAAAAAAATAATCTAGTTTTATCCAAAATAGTTGACGCTGGATCTCGGGGTGGTATCTTGGAAGCAAATCGAAGCGGCATACAATCCTGCCGAGCGTCCAAGGCGAGAGCACAGACCAAAGGATCGTCGAGCGGGTCGACCGGAGTCGATCCAATCCTGTCGGAGCACGGACCACAAATCCCAGATCCGAATAGACGCGAGGGGCTTCACCGGATGGTGTTGTTCGGGTTGGCATCATGCCAGCGGTTGCGGCGTCGATAAATAACCTGCGGAATCCGTAGGAATCCTTGTGTCTTGAGTTGACGCGAAAGGGTAACGCGAATGGACATCCTGGAAGTAACGCGAAACTGGCAACGCGATGGACGCTGGGCCGAGATTGAGCCGCAGCGCGATGAGTTGATGCGGATCGCCAGGCGCAGCGGACTGGAAAAAGAAGCAGCGCGGGCGGAAGTTTACGCGAAACTGCTCGAACTGTATCCGCAACGCAAAGAACATCGGGAAGAATCGCGGGGGGATGCAGGGGGCGACGCGAACCCGACGGCGCAAAACAACGTAGCGGGGAACGGCACGCACGCACGAGACGAGGCCGCCGTCACCGGCCTGTCCGACGTTCCAGACTCCTGGCCGCCACTCGCTGCGAATGCGACACTCAGCGCAGAGATCAGTTGGGTACAGGCGAATCGGCTAAGTGTGGTTCGCGACCTCGGCGACCACGCAATCGTCGATCTGCGCAAAGCGATGAGTCCCGCGCCGAGCTGGGCGGCGTTGGGTTGGCTTGAGACTTCCATCCGCGCATACAGCAAATTTGTGGACGTCGCTGCCAAAGCTTCTGCGCATGTCGAGGACGAGCGGGACATGGTGCGACGCGAACGGATGGCAATCGACGAGATACGAGGTCTTCTCACCGAAATGCTGCCGGATCGCGAGTAAATGCCAGTTTGGCACGTTGGCACGGGTATAGGCTTGATGGTGCGGTGTTTTGTGCTGAATTTCAGGGTGTTTTCCCTGCGTTTTGTGGTGATCGATGCGAACGACCCTATTTGACGATTTTTGTCTCCAATTGGAGACATTTCTGCGCTGTGGTGGCTATCGACCAACCGAACGACGACCGCGAAGCGTGAAGGATGCGGACCAACGGAAAACGACCCAGACCCCCCACCCGTCCGCACGAGACGGTAGCGGTATCCCCGTCTCCCGCGTTTATAAAAGCACTTGCGTCATCGGGTCCATGCAAGTAAGCTGTCGTTTGTGTTGTGGCTGGTGTGTTTTTGCGATTGGAGATTGCAACGATGTCAGAGATTGGTCGCTGGGTAGCGGTTTACGACGACGTGAAAAAGCCGTTCGATGAGGATCCAGGCTCGTTGACTTGGGGCGAAAGTGGTCGCGACCCTGGGTGGCGTATCGGGTGGAGTTTTGGGAAGACATTGGCGTATTACGGCGAAATGACGTTTGGTCGTGCCGAGGATGCGGCTCAGGCGGTCAAGGCGTTGTATACGCTCGACGATTGGCAATGCGCAAGTCTGGAAGAGGCTCGCGCCACGACGATGCGGATCACAAGAGCGAAGATGCGTCAGACGATTCTCGAGGCGATGGCTTGGTAGTTGTTTTTTTTGCGCAGAAGCCACAAGAAGGCGATAGCTATGACCAAATCAATCAAAAACGGACGGACCATTGAGTACATGCGAGGAACTGGTCCAGGTGGACAGAACCGCAACAAGATCGAGTCGGCTTGTCGGATCCATGATCATGCGACTGGCATCTCTGCCTACGCCGACTGCCGGACACGCGAAGCGTCGTACCGCATGGCTCTTGCGGAACTGGAAAAGCGGATCGCCCAGGCAAAGGCTGACGCACAGGCAAAGGTCCGCAAGGATCGACGCGACGTAGCGATCCACGACCATACCATCGTCCGCACCTACAACTTCTCTCGCGGCTTGGTTAAGGACCACCGAAGCGGCAAAGAGGCGACCGTCAAAGAGATCCTCGGCAAGGGACGGCTGGATTTGCTTCGATAGAAACCTATCTAGTCATTGCGTTTCTGGGTCCATCGCGGTACAATTGCGTTGGTGGGGTGGTAACGTTTCCAGTACGGGAGGTGATCATGGGTGGTTTTGACAACACGCCGAAGCCGAAAGGCGACGAGATTCGAGTGACGGTAGACGACGGATCGAACTGCAAAAGCGGTCGGCACGCAATTACAACTGCGGAGGAGCTTGGCTTTGACGATCGTGCGGCATGGGATGCTGCCACTGAGGAAGAGAAAATGAAGGCGGTTCAGGACTACTTTTACTGCGATGGGTATCCCGAATGGTCATGGGACGACAACACATGAAACTGTCTGAATTTCTGGCGTGGTGGGGCACGTTCACCCAGGCGCATTGCGAGGGGATTGATGCGACCATTAAGATACCGAGCGAGTTTCCAGACTTGTTTGTGTTTCGATTTTGCAGGGTGTTGACTGTTGACGGGACGGAAAAGACCTTGTGTATGCAGCGTTGCGAAACACCAGAGTTGATCGAATCCCTCAACGGACTGGAAACCCTCACTGGTATCCTGAAGGAAGCCGTTTACAAGTTGAAGGCGCAGGTGGCAACATGAAGCGACTATGGGGTATTCGGCATGTGCGTTGGCTTTGGCATTCGTGGATGCTTGCGCGTCACGTCGTTAGGTGCCATGAGTTAGGGTTGGGTGTCTGTGTGAACCCAAGCGATTTGGAGTGGCTGGATCGCGTGTGGTTTGGCGCTGAGTAGTCTTACAAAATGGAGATTTGCAAATGGTGAATTTTAATGCGGATTTGGACGACAAGGTTTACAGGGCGGTTATCGAGGGTCCAGTCGACGAGCAAGAGACGCTCGCTGAATGGCAACGCACCTCGCTGGTCAAGGGTGAATCGGTTTACCTCGCTGCCGAGATCTGGTTTAACAGTGCGGTTTGGGCTGTCGCGTTTTCAAAGCATTGCGAATGCGACATGATCACGTTTCAGGGTCATCTTTACGTTGACTCCAAGTGCTTGATAGAGGCGTATCCTGAGCACAAGGAGAGCTTGGAAGTGATTGTGAGCAGGGTCTTGCGGGACGTGGCTTTAGCGAAAAAGCAGGTGCAGTCGTGAGCGACCAGAAATACGAACTGTATTTTCTCGATGGTCCGAGACGCGGAACTCGCATTACGGTCAGTAAGCCGTACTTTTGGTTTGAGGTTCCAGCGGAGCCAGAACTTGACCTTTGCAATTACGTCGGACTAACCGATCGGGTTGAGTTGTCAAAGCCTCAACGCATCCGCTACAGGGTAAAGAACATAGGCGGCGCTTTGTTTGGCGTTTGCGAAGCGAGCGACGAACAGTTCATGTCGATCGTCCGCGAGGCAATGTTGCGATACTTGGGGGATGAACGAAGCATAAGTTCTGCTCGCCTCATGCGTTTTTCACTTAACGCTGAAATGGTGCGGGATTTGGAGTTGCATGGCGAGGAAGCGTTCGCTTTGCAGTACGGATATTTGCGCGGCATGAAACTCAAAGGAATTTTAGGTACTGAGGAAACAGGGTTCGAGGGAATTTTTCAGCACGAAATTTTTCCTTTGGTTCCCGGAGGCGCACAAATCCCGCTGGACACAAACTACGTCCCGCCGTCGTAATTTTCCCAACCTGCTCTTGCGTTGACGGGTCAATGTGCTATCATGTCGTTTTTGGTTGAGGTTTCGGTTTCTATGTTTCAGGAGGATTTGATTATGAAAAGCATCAGGTCGGCAATCATGCTGGTTGTGACTCTGTTGGTGGCAACGTTGCCGGCGTCGGCTCAGGACTGCCTCGGCGGTCAGTGTGCGGCTCGCGTGGCTTCTGCCGCGGTGTCGGTAGTTGCGTTGCCTGTGCGAGCTGTGCAGGTCGTCGGCGAGGCTCAGCCTGTGCGATCGACGGTTGCCAGTGCGACTCGCGTTTTGCGAAGACCTATCCTGCGTTGTCGAAGACGCGGTTGATCCATGCTCGGCAGTCGGGGGGAGAGGACCGGCTGCTGAGGGTGTACGGTGCTTACGGACAGCACGCCGGACAAACGTAACCGGCAAATAATCCCTGTAAGTTTTGATGGCGAAACACCAAGCTTCGGTTTGGAGACGGAAGGTTCGAAGCCTTCACAGGGAACTGGATCGGAACATCGCTGAGCACCGTAATCAGTCGCGTTTGACGTGTTAAGCAGGTAGCCAACCCTGCTCGGTCCTTTTGAGCAGGAGAGTGTGGCCTAGACCGGAAAGCGGGATGGGTGGCTGGTTGAGATCGGCAACGGTCCTTTGGTAGCATCATAGTGCGAGAGGCACAGTATACACCCTGCTCTTTTTTTACATGTGAGATTTGCGATGAGACCGACCCAGCGAATACGACCAGCACGCAAGGCAGCCGCTTACAGCCATTGCGCCAAGTGTGGCGAACAGTACCAACTGACACACAGCAATTCTAAGAAGTGTCTTGCATGCCGCGAAGCAGACGCTCCAGCGACAATTGGCGTAAAGTTCTATCGCGTTCCAAGCTATCTATGTGCGCACGGCAACACCGTTGCATTGTCGCCGTGCGTCATTTGTGTTGCGCAGAAGAAAATCCAATCCGAAAAGGAGAAGCGATGACGAAATTTAAGATTGGCGATGTGGTGCGGATCGTAGGCGGCTCAAGCAGAAAGTGGAAAATTGATAGTTTCGCCGAAGGTAAGGCATGGATAGTATTCCGAAGAAAACTGGATTACGGAAGGCAGTTGATAGAACTCAAAGACATCGTTTTGGTCGACCCGCAAGCCGACATGAAACAAGCAATCCGCGAGGTCTTGCTGTCGGATGAGTTTATGACGACGTTCGCTGCGGCGTTTCTTTCTGCAACGGTCCCGCGATCAACACTTGAGCATCCGATCCCAGGCGTGAATCGACCGATGCGAAGCGAGGCGCAGCTTTCGAAAATGGTGGAGCTGGACATGGACAACCTGATCACGCTCTGTCGCGAGCACCACTTTCGCATTGGTCACGACCCATCCGGCGGGTGGGAGCCAACGAAAGACGAAATCGAATACGCAAAGGATCGTTGCGGCGTGCCAGCGAGTGAGCCTATCAACCCTTCAGAATCTCCGAATAGTTCGAGCAAGCCTTGGGTGCCGAAGATAGGCGAGAGAGTTCGCTTGATTGAGACAGGCGACATTTACGAAATAGGATCGTACAGCGAAACCTACGCGCAGTATTCGATGCAAGGCTGGCCAGGATCTTGCGTAAACCTAGAGGACATTGAGCCCGTCAACTGTCCGGAAATTCCGGATAGTTCAAGCGAGCCAACCCCTAAGCCATCGAAGACGCAACCGCCAAGCGACTATCGAATGCTCGGATCGGCAAAGGATGAGCCAAGGCAGGCAAGCGATCTTTATTGGTCGCTATCGGCGAAGAATTGGATTCCGATCAAGCTCAAACAAGTCGAGTACGCAAACCGCGATGACTGGGTGGCTTGTCGTAAGATCGAAGTGACGAGTCCTTCCCCAAAGCGATACCGCGAACCGACACTAGCCGACCTAACAAACGGTCCGATTGCGTGCGAGTACCGAGACTGCGATGACGAGCACTGGCGAGGCGGCTTCCTGGTTCATATTCTCAATGGGGCTATTCCGTTTCTTTGCGTCGACGAACAGTGGAAGCTTAGCGGCCAATGGGAGCAATGCCGAATTGAGGTGACAGAATGATACTTAAACGCAAAGCTTTGGCAGAGGCGTTTTTTACGTTGCTCGGCGTTTGCTTACTCGGTATCGTCGCGTACTTTTTCTCCGACGCGATAGGTCCGATACCGGACGAACCGATCGAGCAGCATGTCGAGTCGGTCGAGTCGATGTCTCCCTACGGCGAACGCTCGGGCAGGTGGCAGGCTGTCCGCAACGAGTTCGTCGAGTTGCACCCCCGTTGCGAGGCTTGCGGTCTGTCGTGGGACTTGAACGTCCACCATATCAAGCCGTTCAAGGACCACCCTGAATTGGAGCTGGACATGGACAATCTGATCACGCTCTGCCGGGAGCATCATTTCCGCATTGGTCACGACCCAGACGGTCCATGGGGGTGGCGTAGACCCTCCTGGACGCTTTACAACCCGAATGTTCGAGAGGATGTTAAACGATGGCACAAGAAGTAGCGTACAAGAAGTCGGTCAGGTACACGTTCGAAGTCGATGGCGAGCAATATGCGATCACCGACTGGGACGAAGACCTTACCACGCTGGAGATCGAGGAGACTCGAAAGAACGGCCAGGAGGACTGCCACATGAAAGCCACGGTTTTTTGGCAAGGCGGCGACATCGGCGATGGTCGCTATGCCTACGAGAGCGAGACCATCTCGGTTTACGAAAGCGCGGCGCACGCTCGAGACGTGCTGCGATACCTCAACGAGCACAAGTTTGAGCCAGAGTAAAGATGACGCAACTAACTTTTGGATCACTATTCGCAGGCATTGGAGGGTTTGACCTTGGATTCGAGCGAGCCGGTTTTGAATGTCGATGGCAAGTTGAAATCGACGACTACGCAACGAAGATCCTCGAAAAGCATTGGCCGAAAGTCCATCGCGAAAGAGATATCCGAGGATGTTCAGCCCGAAACCTTGAGCGGGTCGATATCATCGCAGGTGGTTTCCCCTGCCAGGATATTTCCTATGCCGGACTCGGGGCAGGTCTTGACGGAGAGCGAAGCGGATTGTTCTTTGAGGCCATTCGCTTGGTTTCAGAATTGCAACCGAGAGCAGTTGTCCTGGAGAACGTGGCAGCGTTGCTTACTAGAGGGCTGGACAGAGTTCTCGGGACGTTGGCCGAGATCGGGTATGATGCTGAATGGCATTGCATACCGGCTGCCTACGTTGGCGCACCGCATATCAGGGACAGGGTGTTCGTACTGGCTTACGCCTCGGGCGAGCGACAGTTCAACGGGCGAAAAAAGCGAGACATTTTTGGCTCGGAACGGAGACAGGTCGAACCTATGCAGTCAGAGCCTTGCATCGCAAGTGAGGGAGGGCAAGATTCCAATGTTTCCGACACCCGATGCCAATTGCGGAAATCGGGGACCAGCAAAAGACCCCGCAGCGACTCACAGGCCAAGCGGGGCTCAGCGACAAATGACGATCAACGATGCGGTGAAGATGTGGCCGACACCGAAAGCAAACAATCCAGGGATGTCGGCAAAGACATCAGGAAGGGATGTCACGAAGTCAACTCATTTAACGACACAGGTGGCAATTGCGGAGGGAATGATCGACCTAGCAACTGGACGAATGTGGCCGACACCAACGAGCATATCTCCTGCCAAGAACGGCTACAACGAAGCGGGGAACTCTTGCGGGTTAGTTGCGATACGCAAGAGGATTTCAGGCGAAGACTCTCAAGCAACTGGTCAGTTGAGCCCGATATTTGTAGAGTGGCTCATGGGATTCCCTCTCGGGTGGACCGACTTAGAGGGCTCGGAAACGCAGTAGTTCCGCAAGTCGCGGAGTTTGTAGGCAAAATGGTATTGCGGCGATTGCAGTAGTTTCGAGACTTTTTCACGAAAATGGTGGTTTATGAGGCAAATTTTGGAGTGCTCGCTGGCTGAGGAGCACGAATTGATCAACAAGCTCGGCATCATGCTGCGGAATGCAGGCTTTAACGCGTCAAATTCGACGCTAGTAGCTGTTTCGTCGGACTACTCGTCCATTGCATGGCAGATCTTGCGCCACTTCCTGAGCCACGATGGCGAGGTTTGCGAAGGTTTCACGATCGATGTCCCGTACCCAGACCAAGTTTGGGACGACAGGTTTGCTCGTCGAGCGCTAGACGCTTGCCGAGCTTCACTGCACAGGTCTATGTCTTGCAATCAAAACCTTATCCTGATCGAAGCTGGTGTCATACGCGGCAGCAACTATCGGAATGTCGTTGACTTGATTCAAAGACACTACCCGCAGCACAAAATTGTCACCACGACATTGTTCGAGAACAAAGGCTCGACGTTCAAGTCGGATTTTGTGGTCAAGTACTACGACGACGAGACGCAAGACTTGACGTTTTGGTGGGAGGCTTACAACAAGCACTGGCCGATCGACATCCAAGAACGAAAACGACTGGCTTCAAAGGCTGTTTGGGGATCTGGACTGTCATGTGCCGACCGTGCGAAGCTGGAAGCGGATCAAGTCAAGCGGGATCCTTTGAAGCCACTGATCGGTACACGCCTTGTCACTCTAATGATTCCGGTCGACGAAAACGACATAAACAGTCACGGAAGTCACTGTCCAGGCATGGCGATTATCAAGGACGATGCTGTCGATGCTGCCATGTCCCGCTTGGAGATGCAAATTTGGGACGAGGCAACTGGAAGTGAGGAGCCGGCACGGTGCGTTGGGATGCAAGGCACGTCCATGGAGACGCCGCGTCTTGCCGGGGAGGTGGCGTTGCTGGTTGCGTGGCTCAAACGCTTGGGTGCTGAAGCAAAGCAGCCAGAGCCACCGGAGGAGCCCGCATGAGCAAGGTGTTGTTGATTGGTGGTCAAAAGCATCGAACGCTTATTGACGCAGAAACTCGATCTCTTCGAGAAACTCCAAAAGACCGTGTTCGTTTCCCGGTTTTAGTCTCGAGTGAGCAATTTGACGCAACTCTCGATGAAACATCGTTCAATTTGCAAAGCGAAACGTATTTGCTAATTTGCGTCAATTTTTGGGGTCGTCTGCTCTACCTGTACCTTCACGAAAAATTGTCTTTGCAGGAATTTTCCGAGATTTATTTGGTGGAAACTGGAATGAGCGAACAACTCAGGTGTTTGGTTGACATTCAGCGTTGCTGGAGGTAAAATTCGAAACGTGCTGAGTGGATTCGGCACAAAGACAAGATCATAGTTCGTTTTTCAAAACTCGCCGCAAGGCGTTTCTTCGTGCGTGATCTTGTCGCACAGCTCACCCCCAAATCCACATCCTGGGGGTGAGCACATATATGGCACGAGTGTAATGCCGAGCAATCGGCGCTTGTGCCTGCAATCGTTTGAGCAAGTTGTCCGATCTGTGGAAGACCGCCGAAGTGCATGGGAACGAGTCTAAGAAGCGTCCTGCGACGTGGAAAGGCTCCTAACCTCAAGGGTCGAACAGGAGCAACAGGCTGACCGATAGGTGGACGCAGGCGAAGAGAACGGCGGTTCTGAATTTGTCTACAATTGTAGACAAAAACGGAGACCAAGCAGCGCTGGCTGCTCGCACCTTACCTTCGCCAAAGTAAGCCTATTTGTCAGTATCACGGAAAAAATCCCGTGATTTCCGGCACCTTGCGAGATTGCATCCTTATATGGGCCTGGGGTGCGCTCTTACCTGCCTGCTGCTTCGCGTTTAGCATCTTGCGCATATCGGAACGCTGTACTCACGCTGATACCCATGGCTTGCGCTACTTCCGCGTGTTTCAAACCCTTCGCTCGCAGTTCAGCCGCGCGAGCTGGATTAACGCCAGCCTTGGTAGCGCCACGAATGCGACCTCGGTAAGCGCCTTTCTCCTTCGCAACGGCGATTCCAGCCGCTTGGCGCTCCCTTCGAGTCTCAGTTTCGAACTGCGCAACTGCGAATAACACTGCGGCGACGAGTTGTCCCATTGCGCCAGTAAAATCGATCTGCTGAGACGTTGAAACCACCCTGATACCACCCTGGCACCACGAACAAAGGGTATCAACACCATCCTTGAGCGATCTCGAAAGCCGATCGAGCTTGTAGACCACAACGGTTTTGATTGCGCCGTTGAAGATGTCCCGTTGCATGCTTTCGAACTCAGGACGCTTGAGTGTTTCGCCACTCTCCTTGTCGATGTACCAAATAACGCTGTTGGGGTTGATGCCGTTGCCAACAAGCCACCTCAAGATCTCCTGCTTTTGTCCAGCCTCATTCTGCGAAGCTGTGCTTACTCGAACATACGCTGCTACTGTCATCGAAATATCTCCTTCGAAGAAAACCATCTGCAAAACACCATCGGCATGATAGTGCGCAATGCCAAAATAGTCAAGTAGGGTGGTAGCCTAATTGGTGACGTATTGCTAAGTGGGGTGGATGTTGCTAAGTTATTGCAAGGTGATTTTGCGCAGAAAGAGATGCTGATGAACAAGAATCGATGTTGGAAAGGATATGAGCCAGTGAAAGGCAAGAAAGCGTACAGCAGTGGGAGTTGCAAGAAAGCGACCTCCTCGACGAAGAAAAGTCCCCCGAAACCCAAGGCGAAGGGAAAGTAAGTTGCGACCGATCGTCATTGGAAAAGGAAAGAAGTACGGCGAGTTGACCGTAGTCAGCGAGGTTGCGTCCACTGGCAAGCGCAAGTTCCAATGCGAGTGTTCGTGCGGAAACAAGGTTGAGGTGCGATTGGACCACCTGCAAAGCGGCCACACGTCGTCCTGCGGGAACTGCGGCGTAGAGTACAACGGCATGCGGATGTCGATCAAGGACTGGGCGATGTCCCACAAGATCAAAGAATCGACGCTTCGAGCTCGACTCAAGACGATGGGGATGCGAGAGGCGCTAGAAAGAAAATAAAAGTAGTTGACATGCGACTTGCTTTCGGTACACTTACGCATGCTCTTTCATCGGGAGCAAATCTCCAAAGAAGCTGCGGGACTCCTGTCTCGCGGCTTTTTCCATTTACTGACGCGAAGTCATGTCTTACTACGACCTAGCACCAAAAGATCCAGTAGAAAACCTGGAGTGGCGAATCCGATGCAGGGAGCGCGCCTTGACCGACAAGCGGTTCCGCGACGCGTTGTTACAAGCCTGCGAAACCGATGTGCTGTTCTTCTTCGCGTTCGCTCTGTGGGTGCATGAGCCGCGAGCCAAGGTCAAGATGAAGCCGTTTGTTCCATGGAATCACCAAGAAAAGGTGATCACGGCGATCGATGATGCGATCACAGAGGCGATGGACACTGAGCATCCAGTGTCGGTGACGATCCCCAAAAGCCGAGCGCAAGGCGGGACATACGTCTACCTCGGGACGCAGATCAGGCGAGCTTTGTTCGAAAAAGGCTTTTCGTCGGGTTTGGTGACTCGGAACGAAAAGATGATGGATTCAAAGGATCCAACCGCGGTAATGAACAAGTTATCCACGATGCTTGACAAGCTTCCGTTGTGGATGCTCGACGGGTACAAGCGGAATATCGACGACCACACGATTCTTTTGCCAACTACGGGTTCGATATGGGTTGGGTTTGCTGCAACGAGTGACGTTGCTCGGGGTGGCCGGACAACGATGTTTGCGTTTGACGAAGTTGGATCTGAGGAGTTCATCGCAAACGGCATCGACTACAAAATCATGTCCAGCGTTGCGCATGTGACTAATTGCGTCGTGCTTTGCTCCACCTTCGGCGCCGATACGGGAGTGTTTTACGAGTCGGCAACTGACACAGACAACCCGAAAGTCTATTCCCTCGACTGGAAGGATAACCCAGAGCACGCCAGATTAGCCTACGTCAAGCAGGATGGGGTGGTTAAAGCGATCAACCCTGACGAGCAAGAGGAAGTCGAAAAGTACATCAAGTCGCATGAGCGAGAACTGCGGACGATCGAGCGCAAGGGACACAAGATCGAAGGTAAGGTGAGATCTCCCTGGTACGACTCCCATTGCTTGGTCCCAGGGTCTACTCCGCGGTACATCGCTCGAGAGTTGGACATGGACGCCAAGGGGTCAGCCGGCAAGGTGTTCACCACGGACCTGTTGGACCGAATGAAACGCGAGCACTGCAAAAAGCCAGTTTGGAGAGGCAAGCCGGTGTTCGACAGCGAAACGCTCGAGCTCAAAGGTCTCATTCCCGACGAGAACGGTCCCTTGTCGCTCTGGTTCAAGCCAGGGATCGACAACAGACCAACACTTGGTCCATTCACGATCGCTTGCGACATCGCGTCAGGCGGGGTTGGAGCCTTTGCCTCGAACTCCGTGGCATCGGGAATTGACAATCGAACAGGCGAGCAGGTGCTTGAGTATACGGTCAAAGGTCTCGAGCCTCGTCCGTTTGCTCGCATCGTAGTCGGATTGTGCCTGTGGATGCGAAACGCATTGCTTGGATGGGAGGACTCGGGTGTCTCTGGAGGTTTCGCCAAGGAGGTGCGTGAGGTTTGCTACTACGGCAACATTTTCTATCGAGACGTCGATCAACTCGGATCCCAAACGAAGAGTCGCAAGGCTGGGTTCCCATGCCGTGATGCCGACAAGGCGGATATGTTCGAGCAATTTGCGTTGGCGATGGAGAGTGGAGAGTACACGCCAAGGTCCGAGGAAATGCTTGTTGAGTGCGGCGAGTACGAGTGGGAAAACGGAAGAATTATCCACGCTCCGACCAAGAACAAAGGTGCGACGGAGAAGAATCACGGCGATCGAGCAATCTCCGCTGCGGGTGCTTGGTTGGTATTTTCTACCGATAATCCTGGAAAAAAAATTGACAGCGATGTTGAAACGGGACAAACTCCAGAGTATGGTAGTTACTTATGGCGGGAACGCCAGGAAAGACGTAGCGTCGAGATCGGCAGTCCGATGTACTCAATACGCGACGTTTTGAAGCGATAAGCAAGGAATCTCAGGTTAATACCTGGAGGAAGCAAAGAATGGCTGACGAGTTCGCAGAAAAGACACTGACAGCGATTGGCAAGCTTGCTGACAAAGCAAGAGCTAGCCAGAATGCAGACAAATCGCTAAAGTTTTCGCAGTCGGCTCTGACTTCAACTCATTCGTGGAGTACGCATGGAGGGGATCGCTCCTTTCTGTCAAGTTTGCTAAGCGAATCCGTTGACAAGTTGGCTCAGGCGGCGTTGAAGGCGACTCAGCAATCAATGGACGATCAGGATGCGGACTGCGCACAAAAGTATTCGCAGTCGGCTCAATATTTGACGCAAGCGAAAGCATTGCTCACAGGCGAGAAGACCCCATCCAGCGGGAAAAAGTAGCTGGAAAAAGCTTAGTTAAGCGATAGGCTGGCGATAAAACCCAGTCGGAGTCGTTCGGAAAATCATCCGTACTATTTCGACTGTAGATGTTTGATCTAAAAGACCAGCAAAAACGAGATCGGCTTTACAAGGCAATCCGCTCATCGCGGGATGCTCTGGAGCCTTTTCGTCGCGTTCGGCATACGCTGATCAAGGATTACGTTGGCTCTTGGTACAACGAATCAGGCGCAGAGAACAAAACTCTCGTCAACTTGATAAACCAGACGGCACGTATCTACACGGTCGCTCTGGCTGCGAACAACCCTAGCGTCTTGGTTTCGACTCCACGAATGGACATGCTTCCGTTCGCAAGGCGTTTTGAAGTCAACCTCGCCAAGCTCATCAGCGACATGGCTTTGGACGAGACGTTTAGGATGATTGTCCTTGATGCGTTCTTCTGTCTCGGGTGTGGCGTTGTCATGATGCGTGACACGGACACTCGCTTTCACGGACTTCTCGCGTCAGAGGAAGATGTTTGGCTTGATCCAGGTGAGCCTTGGTTCAATCGAGTGTCGCTTGACGATTTGATTCTCGATATGACCGCCAAAGAGTTAAGCAAGATGCGATATTGCGGACATCGCTATCGCGCTGACTTTGAGAAGGTGATGGACGAACCTGGGTACGACAAGAAGGTCAAGGACAAGCTTAGACCGACCAACAGGGAGCACCATGATTCGGTAGGCGCTACTCGGGACATGGCTTCGGACTGGGGGAGTGCTCAGGATGACGATCTTAAGGACATGATCTGGCTCCAGGACATTTGGATCGCCGAAAACAACACAATTGTTACCTTGCCTTGCGACCAGCAAGACATGGAACCGCTCATCGAAAGACCATGGACGGGATCCCAAGCAGGTCCGTACAAGTTTTTGTCGCTCGGCGAAACCCCCGACAACATCATCCCGACGTCTCCCGCGATGAACCTCAAGGGAATGCACGATCTCCAGAATCGCCTGCACAGGCGCATGGAAGCTGACTCGGATGCCAATCGAGTGGTCAATGTCTACCCGCCAGGGATGGAGGATGACGCCGAAAGACTCAGGACTGCCGAGCGTAACGGGTGGTATCGAGCCAAGAGTCCAGAGTCAATCAAGCAGTTCCAAAGCGGCGGCGTTGATCAGCGCGACATGGCGCTAGCAACGTTCATTCAAACGGAATACGACCGTTTTGCTGGAAATCTTCAGGCTATGGGTGGTCTTGGTCAGCAGGCCAGCACGCTCGGCCAGGAAGAGTTGATCCATGGCAACGTCTCAAAGAACGTAGCTGACATGCGAATGGCGGTGGTTTCGTTTGCCTCCAAGTGCATTTTGGACCTCGGCAGGCTGATGTGGGAGGATGAGACACTTGAGTTGAAGACCTCTATGGAAGTCGGCAACACAGGCATCAATGTGAACTCCGACTGGACTCCAGACTACCGCCAAGGTGAGTTTGACGACTACGAGTTCAAGATCGAACCATACTCAATGATCTTCAAGACTCCGGAGCAGAAGCTTCAGGAGTTGTTCCAGGTGATCCGCGAGATCGCACCGCTTTGGCCGATGTTCCAAGCCTCGGGTGCCTCGATCGATGCACAAGCCATTGTCGAAGAAATTGCCAGACTGAAAAACAGACCTGAGTTCAAACGGTTCATCACGTTCGCCGCGCCGGCTGAGATGCTCGGTGGCGACGAGAACACGGTCAGGCAGTCACCTGTCACGAGCAGGGAAACGATCAGGAAAAACGTCAGCAGTGGCGGCACTGAAGCAGCTAGAAGTAATGCGCTGATCCAAACTTTGATGGGTGGTCAGCCGCAGATCAACTCACAGCAAAGAAACTCGATGTTGCAAGGAGTCGGGTAATGAGCAAGATTGTCCACAAGTACAAAGGCAAGGAAGTGTCCGAGGCAGAGCTCGATCGCTTGGTGCCTCGTAAGGCCGACTGGCTCGAGCGACCGGCAATGGCGGCAAACACGTACACCGAGCACAACCCCTTGGTATCTGAGGGTTGCGGGGTAATGAAAAGCCAAGTGGAAGAGACTCGCAAGCTGATTAAGCAGCATTGCATCCAGGGGGCTGCTGTTCGCGACAGCGGTCAAGTTCAATTTACAAGTCGTCGCGCACGTAACGAGTTCCTTCGTATGCGCGGATTCAGGGATATGGATGGAGGATATGGCGATGAATGATGATGATCTGAATGAAGAAATGACCAGCGAACAAATCAAAGAATACGCTGAAAAGGTGTTTGAGGAATCTCAAGCCGAGCGAAAATCGGACGCCGAGATCATCGCTGACACTGCGCCAGTCGAAAGAATAGCTGCTGAGAACAAGTCCAGCAGAAAAGCCGCCGAGGACACGGTCCAAAGCGAGGATGGTTCCGGCGACGAGTCAAGTGCTCCAGAGTGGGTTACTGACGACGTTAAAGCCGAGGTAGCCGCGTATGGGATCGACGAGTCTGACTTGTCTGATTTTGCCAGCCGCGAGGAGTTGGATCGGGCTTTGCGATTGTTTGACAAAAAAGCGTTGGAATCTGGCCGAAAGGCACTCTCCGACGACGAGCCAAGCAAGCAAGAAGCCTCACGGGAAGACCAAAAGCCTGTCGCCAAAGATAGCGGCAAATACGAAGTTACGCTGAGCAAGGATCTTTACGACGACGAGATCGTGGATGAGTTTTCGCGAATGCGGGACCACTACGAAACTCGACTCGAAAGACTCGAAGCGAATCTCGTTCAAGCAACCATCACTCACGACGAGGCTCGTTTCGACAGCATCGTTGATCAGCTTGGTCACGCCGACTTGTTTGGCAAGACGGGCAAAGAGACCGAGAGGGAGCTTGAACGGCGAAAAGAGCTTCGGATTGCCATCAAGGCTCACTTGATCGGCATGGAACAGCTTGGTTATCCAGTGGAAGAAAATGAACGATTGTACGATCGCGTTGCCGGTATGGTTTTCGCGGACGAAATCGGGAAGAAGCGTTTGAAACAACATACACAGAAGATTTCCAGGCAGAGCGGTATGCGTTTGGGCGGAAGCCCAACGAAGCCTCAACCTCCGAGTGAAGACCCTCGGGAAGCGGCTGATCGCCTCTACAGGGAACTCGAACGAGCTTAAACAATAAAGGAGCCGCAACATGGCTTTGTCCATTGACCAGATTGACGATTTTGTAAACAGCATCCACCAGAAGTTTGCGGGTGAAGACCGACTTGCAGCGCAGGATTTGTCCTTGACGTTGCAGAAGTACCATTACGCATCGCGTCTTTTTTCGGGAAATCTGAAGAAGGACACGATGAGCACGTCGGAGTGCAGGTGGAAGGTAAAGGTTGGATATCAAGACAACTTCCAGTCTGTTGGTCTGTACCACCGAGATTCTTCGACTCGAGTCAACACGCTCGACCAAGGTGAATTGAAGTGGGCGTTGACCACGAACAACTACCACTACGACATCGACGAAGAGATCTTCCGCACTGGCGGTCGGCAGATTTACGACTACATCGAGGATCAAGAACGCGACCTCATGACGTCGTTCTACACTGGCATGGAAGACTTGGTGTTCGGTCCTGGTCCATCGGGGCCTACTCAGACTCCCAATATTGTTTCGTCGTTGCTTTGGTGGATCACCTCCACGAGCGACAGCGTGACTGAGAACAACGCGACTGAAGGCTTCAATGGAGCCGAGCCTGTTGGATGGTCAAGCGTCGGCGTTGGTGGCATTTCGTGTACCCAGTACCCGCAATGGCGAAACCGAACGTTCCCTTACACGTCGATCACTCGAAGCGATTTTGTCGAAAAGACGATCAGCTCGATGGATAAGTGTTCGTTCGAGCCTCCTGTTCAGCGACCAGACATCGTTGATCAGAAGCGAAGCGACTGGGAGCTTTTGACGACTTACAGCGTCTTGGCGGCTGGTCGGCGAATGCTTCAGCTTGGAAACGACAACATTGGCGACGACATGGCTGCTCGCAGCGGTCAGGTTTACATCCGTGGCGTGCCGTTGAACTGGGTTCCAGCTTGGACCAGCAGCGACAGCGTCAATGCTCGAACTGACGGGATTGTCCTCGGAGTCAACTGGTCAACTTTCAAAGCGTACTACGCCGCAGGTCGGCAGATGCGCAAGAGGAAGGCATTCCAGCACCCAGAGATGAGCAACGTTCGCGTTCGCTGCATGGATGACTCGCTTCAAATGGTCTGTTTCAATCGTCGCGCAAACTTCCGTGGCTATTGCACTCAGACTGTGACCGAAACAGCCTAACACGACTGGCTGACATGATGTCAGTCGTTGGCAAGCGTCTGTGGCGGCGAGACGTTAAATTGCGCCGCCAGTTTTTTAATGGGACAACGTCCACCCAAGGCTGGGACACTCCTAAAACTTCCTTGAAAGGAAAACAGTAAGATGGATTTGCATTACGAAGAACTTTCGACCCGTTTGTTTTCGCCACGTTTGTGGAAAGGATTCGGATCGCCAACCAACATGAACCCCTCGGGAAGTTCGTTCCAGACTCCAAGCGGGAATCTCGCCTTTGGTTTCTTTGACGACTTCATGACGTTCAATGCGACGTCGCTCGTTGGTCCGTGGATGAACTTGCTCACTACTGGTTGTACGGTTGCATTGGCTGCTGACACGGCGACTGAAAAAGGAGTTTTAGCGTTAGCAGTCGATGGTAATGCTGCAAACGATGAAGCTGTCATCAAGTGGGGTGGATTGGCAAGTGCGCCGTTCTTCCTTGCAAATAACGACTTGGCTTTTGAGTGCCGGTTGTCCGTATCTGCGATCACAGCCGCCAAGTGGTCGTATGGTATTGGTCTTGGAGAGGCCAACATGATCGTGACTGATGGTTTGTTTGTTGATACGACTGGTGTTCTTGCAGACAAGAACTTTGTTGGGTTTAATCACCTGTCGGCTGAGGGAGCTGCAATTGACGCAGCTTACAAGGCTGATGGTCAGACCTACCAGGACGGTGCTACCAAGACGAAGTTGAACGCACTGCACACGGCAGTGGCAAGCACCTACGTCAAGCTTGGGTTGCGTTATCGTGCTGGTCCAAAGTCGCTGGAGTTCTATGCCAACGGAAGACTTGCTGGAACTGTTTCGGCACCTGCGAGGTTGACGGCATCGGAACTTGATGCAGCTACGTTCCCTGATGATGCTTTTCTTGCTCCTATCATCGGCATCAAGGACATCGCTGGTAATGCTGCGTTGACCATCAATATGGACTGGGTTGCTTGCGCACAGTACGAGTAATCGTTATCTGTGACGTCCAAGGGGGGCAGGCGATTTGCCTACCCCCCGTTTTTCCCTTCAAGTGAGCTCGGGGTCAAGTGATGGATTCACCACCAGTATATTTGCCACCAGACTTGGTTTCGGATGTCGAGACGTTCGCAGCGCCGGGAGACTTATGGCATCTTCCGAAAGCTGTGTTCGAGCCAATCTGGAAGCGGGTTACTGGCAAGGGTATCGTCGTGGCGGTCCTAGACACTGGATACACTCCCCATGACTTGCTTCCGAAGCCAGTTTATTCGAAGTCATTCATTCGAGGTGAAAGCATAAGTGACGGCAACGGTCACGGCAATCATTGCGCAGGGACCGTGCTCGCCAGAGATGGAGTCGGGGTTGCTCCCGATGCGTCGTTGATGGCAATCAAGGTGCTTTCAAATGGCGGACAAGGATCCTCCGATGGGATAGCTCAGGGAGTGCGAGATGCGGTCGACAATGGAGCAGATATCCTTTCGCTGTCACTAGGATCGAGCAGTCCTTACGAGCCTACTCGGAAGTCCATGGAGTACGCTTGGAGCAAGGGGGTGATCACTATCTCGGCTGCTGGCAACTCAGGTTTCAACGGAAGGCAAAATACAATCGGCTACCCAGCGAAGTATCCTGAATCGCTTTGTATCGGTGCGTACCGAAAAGACGGTCAGCGAGCTTCGTTTTCGTCTGGTGGGCGCGAGCTCGATATGTGCTGTCCAGGGCAAGACATCGTGTCTTGCTCGACCAACAATAGTTTCCGAGGCATGTCGGGAACGAGCATGGCAACTCCGTTCGCGGCGGGTTTGTTTGCTCTGATTGTTGAGCTAATGCGACGCGAAGGCGCAGCAGAGTTTACCGGGGTTGAAGCCGTTCGAGCGTTTCTGGCGAAGTACACCCAGGACAAGGGTGATCCTGGGTTCGATCCGTTCTGGGGTATGGGTGTTCCAAAGACTCAAGACATCGTTGCCGCGCTCGTCAATGATCAACTCAGTTTTGTTTAGTCAGTACCATTTTTGAAAGGTGTTTTGTTATGTCGAATCAGTGCGAAAGCAAATTTGATGGCGAAGTAAGCGTATCGTGCTTGCTTGCCTTGGTTGCCGATGTCCGCAAGGGACCGTCTGCAAAAACTTTGATGCAAGCAATGTGGCTTTTCGGATGCCTTGTTGCAAAGATTGCCACGCCTCAATCCGGGACGATCGGCTTCTCCGCGATGAGCGAAGTCGACGACCTTTGCCTTGAAGGATCGATGGTCGGAAGTGAGGCTGTCAATTCCGGAAGCGACCTTGAAAGCGTGCTTCAGGCGATCGAGACGAAGTGCAATGAGCGAGAAGTCTCTATCCAGTCTGGACCTGCGGTCGGCACGCAAGGCTGGGAGGTTTTCATTCCGTTGATTCTCGAGCTCGTCAAGATGATCATCGAGAACCGCCGCAAGAAGCAACAGCCAGCGCCGACCCCCTAA